ATGTAGCTTCCGGTGTTTTCTTCTATCGAAGAAGACATTTTTACCAAGAAACCATAGTTAGGTTGCCCATTTATTAGCCACTTTTCTGTGATAGATCTTACATTTACGTTCAGATCTTTGTTGTCTTTATAACCAAAAGACTGAGTAACGCTTATGTTTGCTATCCAGGTTCCGCCGCCGACTGTGTTAAAATAATCTGTAGGACTTACCCAAGCAATTGACTCAGCTGCGTTTACCCAAGACACTCCGTTAGTTGATTCAGGACTGTCTAGAAACTTTCCCGTTCCCATAGTCCAAGACTGAGATACTTGTCTAACTTCAAGGTTGTAAGTAGTAGACAAATTTTCGGCATTGGCAAAATACAGTCTCAAATTAGATTCCCAATTTGATCCGCTGACCAGATTATATGCAGTATTTAGATCCGCATTTGAAAATAAAATCACAGATCTTCTGATGTCATCTGATGAGTTTGTCAATAGGACATTAGTTGGCACTAGACTGTTCTTGCAACCCACTTCTAAGATCTCGTCGAGACCTGTGTTTTGTTCCGGATACGCCGAATACAGCGTTGCGTCTGCCGATGCGAATATTTTATATACTGCCATTGTAGTTGTTTTATAGTGGTACGACGCGTCCTTTGATGTCTACGTCTGGGTATTTTACTTCGAATATTGATGGATCCAGTGAAGGATAGATAACGTTGTTGTTTGTCGCCCCTTTCACGTCGTAGCTGTACTTTGAGTATCCGTTAGCTACTCCGGACAGGTTTACAACTTCTATGTTCTTTACCGTTTGAACCCCTTCCACGGAGTCTATTACGGTGTACAGGTTTGACAGAACGATGGGCTGATTTATCTGCCAATTATCTATGTCAAAGAAGCCTTGAACCGCGGTTAGTGTCCTAGCAAGCACGTCCTGACCGTTGTAGTTTGGTCTCAGAACGATGTCGTAGTTCACCCCTATGTTGATGATGTATGCAGGCTTTATGTTTATAGCGTCCGTAAGCATCCTATAGTTCTGCAGGTACGTGTTTATGTTCGCTATCAGATTCGCCGTAGGCGCTGCTAGATTTCCATTTACATCAAGTCCTAGAACGTAAAGACTCATAAGTATAGGATCTCTCTCTGCAGGATCGCTAGAGTTGTAGTTTGCAAAAGTAACGTCGTCTTTTGTCACGTAGGCCTTTGAAACCTTACCGTACTCTCCAGGCATGCTGAGCGTCCTTGCAAGGTAATCCTGCTGAGTCACCGCTCTGTACTGAGTTGGAAACTCTGCCATCGAGTTCATTCTCAAATCTAATGCAGTATCGCCGTCACCACCTCCGGAAGCTGCTTCGGGGTTATTTGTCACTACTGTATTCTGATAAAATAAGTTAGTTGCGGTAGCGATAAATGAAACTGGCTGCGTCAATTGGTTTGCAAGAACGTTGTCCTGGGCTCCATTGGCAACAAGATAGGTAAACGTGATGGTTGTGTTGGCCGGAGCCAATCCGTATGTCTGAGTGGTCACAAAGTTGGTAGGATCGTACGCTGTGCCTATCTGACTCAAGCCACCACCAGTAAGACCTACGCTGACCGAGTTTGGATTCGGAATGTACACGCCGTCGTTGATGTTTGAATTTATGCCAGAGCCAAACTCTATCATCAGGCTTTCGTTGGATTGGAACCTTGACGTGAATCTCCTTGGAGTTGAAACCTTCTGCATCACATACGGCACGGTGTTCTTGTCCGAGCTTGTGTTTATAGATCCGCTCAGGATAAAGTCCTGCGCAAGATATGGTACCTCGTACCAGTTGTTTCCCGCTGTATCTACGGCTGACACTATAGAAACTATGTTAGAGTCGTTTATCGTCACCGTGCTGAACCTTTCAGCCGCACCAAACGAAAACGATATCGTCTTTAGCTGTCCGGCTACAGCCTGTGTGGTCTTCTTTAGCAGGTAGGTTTGCGGGTTAGCACCGCTTAGGGTGTACACCGACGCCTCGGTAGGATCCAAAGACGAAGATGTGGTGAAGTCTATCCTCTCAGGAACATAGAAATACACGTTTGAGTTAACGTTGGACTTGACCTGCATTCCAGGTTGTATGTTCAACGCGTAAGCAAAGTCTGGAACATAGGATCCGCTAACCACTACGGAGGGAATCTGTTGATATACGTCCAAATTCACAAGCGCCGTAGAGATCACCTTTGGCCTGTATCCCAACATGTAAGCGAGGGTGTACAGGTTGTTGGTCTGCTTTGCGTACTGTATGAACGTCTCCTGAAGCTGGTTGTCCAGGTAGAACGACAGGACGTCTCCGACGTAGGAGGCCATCTCTATGAACATGCTGCCTGGACTTGGTTGGCTGAAGTCGGTGTAGTTCTGTGGGAAATACGCCTTTGCATACTCGATGAGGTCTCCCTTAAACGAGTCAAAGTTCTTGTTTATGTACTTAATATCTTTGGTCTGGTTTGCCATTTTATCCGTTTTGTATCCTTAGCACCAGGCTGTCTGAAGTCCTCAGGTTCTTAAGGGAGTATGTCATTGTTATGGTGATTGTGTGATCGTCAGGGTTTCCTACTATGGTCAGGGAGTTCACCTGCACGTTTGGAAAGTACGCCTCTACCTGGTTTGAGACGGTCTGTCTGAGGCTGTCTAGGTCGTCCTGCGTTATCTGCTCGAAAAGTCTAGACCTGAGCCCTGCCCCAAAGTTTGGGTTGAAGGGCCTCTCTCTCCTGTCTGTGAGCATGAAGTTGATGATGTTGTACTTGGTCTGCTCCGCAGTGGTGTACACAGAGGTGAAGACGTTATCCGCCTGGAATGGTATAGCCACCCCAAGCGCCGTTGAGGGTTTAAGATCTACTACCGGTATCTGTTTTAGTCCGTATGCCATATTACTTCATGTCTCCTGACTGGATCAGTTTGTCCATCAATGCGCTAAAATCTGGAACCACGTTTACCTGTACTGCCTCTATGCTTCCAGCGCCTCTTGCCGTGGCAAGCATGTCTTCCACTCCACCCACCTGATCTACTTTAGGCTGAAACGTTTCTATCGGATGCATGTCCGGAACGTCCATACCGAACCCGGCAGCATCGTCGCTTGTCATGCTCAGCATAGTCTCCTGCAGAAGACTGTTGATAGCAGAGTTGTTTGCGAAGTTTGGCATGCTCTTTTTGTCTTGAGGCGCTGCTTTTCTTGGCGTATTCAGAGTCAAAGGAACTCCCATAGCGTCTTGTAAGCTCTCTTTTATAGAAGCTTTTGTTGGACTAGGAGCTTTCAACTCGCTCAGTATCTTAGGCATTTCTGCTCGGATGGCCTTTTGGACCTCCTCTCTGATCATTTTCCTAAATAATTCTGACTTTGTCATATTCTATAAATATCTTTTTGTAATTATTTTTTCACGGATTGTATGTCCGAATTCAGTTTTTCTTTGCTTGCGGCCATAGTTTCTTTGACTCTCTTCCTCAATCTCTTGCCGCCGCTGAGTTTATTGACGAAGGCATTGAGGCCGAGTCCGTCGTTTTCGTCCTCGTTGTCTGGCGGATCCATGTATTCGCTCAAAGTTGGCGCTGATGGAATGTCGTCCATCGATATGGTGTTGTCTTCCACCGCTGCCATCGCTTCGTTTAGGATGTCCATCTGTTCGTTGGTGAAAAGCTGTTCCTGCGGCTTCACCAATCCCTTTGAAGTGAGAAGGAGCTTTACCTGATTTATGATGACGCTGTCGTCAGAGGCATAGGTGAAATCTGATCTAACAGCTTGAATGCCGGCCCCATCTAATGCGATACCGTACCTTCTAGGGAGGGTTGTCTTGAGCACGTTTTGATCGGATACGTCTTCCACTCTAATTTCGATGGTGTATCCTTCGTAAGTTTTTTTGTTGTTGTCTTTCTTTGCTTCGTAGTTTACGATGAAATCCTTGAGGGCCTGGTTTGTTGCCTTGAGCTCGTTTGTCTGTTCTTCCAGGTTTCTTATCGTGATGGTGTCTGCTAAATTAGTGTTTTCTCCGGTTCTGGTGCAGGATTTAAACTTCTGCAGTATGGTTTCCAGATCTGATATTATCTGGTCCAGAACAGCGGTCAGCCCTTTCAATAGGGACACTATCATCGCCACAAAGAGGTTTATCTCGGACAGAAGCTTTATCGTGTTCTTCAGATAATCGTCAAGCTTTCTCTCACCCTTGGACAATCCGATGTTTATACCGGCGATCAATATGATATTTGGCAGCGGTAGCAATATCAGGAAGTTTATGAGTATCCTGAATATTTTTACCAGGGTCAATGACACCTTGATTATGAACTGAAAATACTGTATATACTTTAGTATGAACGAAGCCCCCTTGTTTATCGGAATCAAGAAGCTCTGTATGCTGCCTATCGTATCGGCTAGCTTCTTTGGGTCAAGGTTATCCTGTCCAAGCTTATCTATTGTTTCGTAAACAGAAGTCCCTAACGCAGATTGTGCGTATCTAGAAAGGTTTGCAGGAGTGCTCAGGCCTTGTATCAGAACGCAGGAGTTCCTTATTAGCGACAAAGCTTTAAGGGTATCATTTATGCTTTTATTATCAGTATTTGATACTGTGTTTACGTCTTGGAACCTTTTGAGTTTTTCTATTAACTGGTTGTTTATTATGTCCACCTGAGGAAACGCTTTGCGCATGTCTTCAGAACCCAGATACTCTTCGCTCGTCAGCTTTTGCAGGCTTGGAGATATGGACGCTATCACCGTCCCTATTGTTGCACTCGGGTTTGCGCTAAGCGAGTATGCCCTGTTGAAAGAATCTATGGCAATCTGTATCTCGTAGGCTAGCTTTTGGACCTTCCATTTAAAATCGTTTGGTGGTGGGTTTTGGTTAGGATTGAACTTTGCTACATTTAGATTCTCGGTGAGGTTGCTTATGGTGTTTATTATGGAGCACAGATCAAGGGAGGCTACCAATGCGGTGAGATATGCAACTCCGTAGTCCTTCCAGTTTGTAGACTTTTGACCCTTTTTGGAAGATGTTTTGCCAAAAAATATCTCAGGAAACTTGTTGAAATAGGAAAGTATAGATTTCCAAATATTATTAGAAACCGCGGCCATACCTTTTCCATTAGTATTTCCTACAGTTTCGTCAAGCGAATTAGAAATGTTTCCGAGCTGGTTGAAGGATTCTCTTATCTTAATCAGCTGTTGCGATAAATTTGCTATTGGTTTTTCCTGTGACATTATTTGGTGTAGGTTGTCTGTGATAGTATGGATGGTAACCTAGCTTGCACGTTTTTCAGGGTGTTTATCGCGACGCTGCCCGCAACCTGTATGGTGGCGAGTGACGCAGCGGTGCTGACGTCGTCCGTTCCATTTGCCTTTGACATGGCGTTTGCAAGCAGCGTGATGGCCTGGTTCATGTCGCTGAGTACCGACTGCAACGAGTTTCCAAGGGGCACTGGTTCTCCAAACTGCTCCGCCTTGTTTCCTAGCTCTATCTTAGGAGAATCGATCAGAACCTTCTCTTTTGAATCAAGGTTTATTGTACCCACAGAAGACAGTCCCACGGTGGCTTTACCAAAGAGAAAAACCCCATCCTTTTTT